GCACCACACAACACAACGTGATCGAACACCATACCAAAATGTTCCACGTGAAACAATGACCCGCCAGGCTCCGTAGTGGATTATGTGAAATTACAAAAACACTTGTATTCTAGAATAGGTGTGCTATAATATGAGTGTAAAGAAAAGGAGGGAAATAATATGACTAAAGAAAAATATAAAGAGTACATTAAGATCACGCGTGATAGTACTCTAAATGGTATTGCTGGATTCCATGGATTAGGTAAAGATTTGGGGTTTTATTGTTATGAGTAGAATTTACAAACATTCACACAATCCAAGTGACTTAACTATGGATAATGTAAACCACATTGTTGATATTATAGAAACGTATCTATGTGATTATAAACTAGCGTTTCATCTTGTTTATCAAAGACGACATTTAATTAGGATGGATATTTGTAAACTAGGCTCAAAGAGCGTTATAGCCACATACTCATTTAGATATAAAACCATGACGTTATTTAAACGTAAGGTTTTTCAAGGTGTGGTATCACTTGATGATATGATTCAGGAAAATGAAAGACGAGGATATAATTATGATTAGTAATTTAATACTTGCAAGTTTTATAATTTGGGTGTTATTATCTGTATATCAAATATATCAGCACTGCAAAGGAAACTTTAAATATTATAAAGTGTCAAACAGATACATAAATTTCATTATATTATTAATCGTAATGATAGTTATGTGGTTTGTGTTAATAAATATGCAAATTGATGAATTATTGGAGGTGCGACATGTAAAATGTTGATGAGTTATGACTTCTCTATAAAAGCGTATAGGTTGTAAAATGGTGTTATGCTGATTTCAAAATTAAACAACTTGAAATAATTTAATTAAAAAAGCAATGTTAAAATTAAAAGGAGAAAATTAAAATGGAAAATTTAACAAATGAAGTAGTAGCAATGGAAAATACAGGTTTGGTAGTCACTGAGGATATGACACATGAACAACGTGTGAACTTATTCAACGCTGTTAACAATGCGGAAGGTTTATCAGATCAAGTCGGTAAAGATTTATGGTTAACTGGATATATCGTGCAAGACGTAGAAAAAGAAAATGAGAAAACAGGTGAGATCATCTGCTCAAAATTAATTACTGTAATTGATAAGGAAGGTAAAGCTTACGCAACAAATTCAAAACCTTTCCTTCAATCTTTGAAACAGTTAAAGCAGGTATTTAACTATGACTGGGCAAAAGAACCGGTATGTGTGACAATCATTCAAAAGAAATCAAACTCAAGCTCAAATAAATATTTAAGCATGGCTGTTAAATAGCCTAATTAATTAAGGGTGTTAGCCAAACACCCTTTTATTTTTGACTTAAAATGGGGGTGTTTAAAATGGCTAAAATGAGGAAGTCAACAAGAGACGTTAAACGGTTACGTAACGCAATAGCAAGTGCTAAAAGAACAGCAACAAAAGCCCAAAATATGGGGCAGGATGTTGTTTTTAATGATATTCGTACAATAAAAGATTTCAGTGATCGTAAAGAATTTAATAAATATTTACGTTCTATTGAACGATTCAATAAGGAAAATAGGTACATTGAAAATCAATACGGAGTTGTTTTTAACAGAAATAAAATAGAAAAAGCTAACAAATTAATTGACAAGCAGAACAAGCAACGTAAACAACTTTCAAAGTCTGTCGGACTATCAAAACTAAACGAAACCAAAGGCGGTATTATAACACCGGTTAGTGTTAAGAGCGCAAGAAGCACTTTACGTGATGATAGAGGCGGATTTTTTGAATCGGTCCATCATGTAAATATTAATTCGTATCGATATCCTAAACAATTAGATAATCGTATTGAAAGTTTAAAAAGGAATACAAAAAAGGAAAACCAAAAGATAAAGAATTTAAGGAGTAATTATAAAACCGCAATAGAGGAACAAATACGTGGTGGTAATATCACTAAAAAAGAAGGTAAACAACTAATCAAAGATATTAAATCTTTATCAGATAAACAATTAATTCAATGGTTTTACCAGGAACGTAAAGCGGTCTCAGTATTTAACTATATAGACATGTCAAGAGAATACACACAAAATCAGATGTTTGTTAATGAACAATTAAGTAAAAATATTAAATCAGATATTAGCGATGTAAGAGACAGTTTGGCGGTGTTTACCGGCCGTGCTTATGTCAAAGATGGTATTGTTATATACAAAGAATAATGTAAAGGGGGTTGTAGTATGTCAAAGAAAAAAGAGCCTAAAGAAATATGGGCTTGTGATTTTGAGACTACAACTGATCCTTTAGACTGTAGAGTTTGGGCATGGGGTGCAAGCTTTGTCAGTGATTCAAGTATAAAAGAATATGGGAATAGTATTGACGGTTTCATTGAATGGTGTAAACAGAAAACACGTAAATTATATTTTCACAATCTAGCTTTTGATGGTGAATTTATAGTTAGCTGGTTATTAAGTAATGGGTATGAGTATTCGGACAAACCTAAAACAGGGTGTTTTAAAACAATAATCTCTAATACCGGTTTGTGGTATTCCATTGAAATATGGTGGAAATATTCAATTTATCGGTCAATAAAAACTACAATATGGGATAGTTTTAAATTAATCCCATTTAGTATTGAGAAGATCGCACATGATTTTAATCTACCGATACGAAAATTAAAGTTAGATTATAAAGAAAAACGTGAGGTCGGACACGAGCTAACACCACATGAAGTGGATTATTTATTTAATGACATTGATATTGAAGGCATGGCATTGAATGAATGCTTTAAATTAGGATTTAACAAAATGACAGCCACTAGCTGTAGTTTTGAGACTTTTAAGAAAAGTTTGCCTATGGCATTTGAGAAAATTTTTCCACCGTTAGAAATGAATGTTGACAGTGATTTAAGACCGGCTTACAGTGGCGGCTTTGTGTGGGCAAACCCGGAATTAAAAGAAAAAGAAATAGGGCAAGGCATTGTATTTGATGTCAATTCTCTTTTTCCTTCTCGTATGTATTATGAATTATTACCTTATGAAACTCCTGTTTATTTTGAAGGTGGATACCAACAGGATGATGAATACCCGTTATGGGTTGGTGTTGTGAGTTTTGCTTTTGATATTAAAAAGGATCATATTCCGTGTATTTCATTAGACAAGTTTAGTCGATTTTTTGGGAGTAAAAAATATGTTGAAAGTTCAAATGGTGATATCGTGAGGATGACTGTAACGAGTGTAGATTGGCAACTATTTAATGAACAATACGATGTTTATGATGTTGAATTTATCAACGGGTATAAATTCAAAGGTTGTGTTGGTATTGCTAGGCAGTTTATTGATGAACAAATGGAAGTTAAAAAGAATTCTAAAGGTGCACAAAGATTTATTGCTAAAAGACAATTAAATTCGGTGTATGGAAAATTTGCAACGAATCCAAATGTAACGCCTAAAATTCCATTTATTGATAAAGATGATGGGGTTTTACGTTTGCACGATCCTATGTTTACTACTTATGAAGATGGTGAAGTGAAAGAGGTTATTGACGAACAATTTCGCGATCCTATTTATCTCCCATATGGTGAGTTTGTAACAGCCTATGCACGTAAATATACAATTAGTACCGCACAAAAAGTAGGTATTCACAGAGTTGCATACATTGACACGGATTCAATACATTTAGTAGGCACACAAGTTCCGGACGCTATTAAAGATATTATTGACGATAAAGAACTTGGGTATTGGGGTCTAGAATCTGTATTTAATAGGTCTTATTTTATTGGCGCTAAGTCGTATGTGGAAGAAATTGAGATTAGTTATAAAGATTATGTGGAACACCAACATGAATTTATTAGTGAAAACGACTGTAAAGATAAGTTGTATTATATTCGTGCGGGTATTTGTTATTATTTGAATGTAAAATGCGCAGGTATGACACAAAAAGCTAAACAGAATGTAACATATGATAACTTTAGAGTTGGAAATGTTATTAATGACTGTTTAAAGAAAACGCATGTACCCGGTGGAATTGTATTAGTTGATAGACAATTCAGCATTAAAAGTAGATAGGAAGGTGATAAAGTGATAGGTGTTTTAATAAAATATTTAATTATGGCTTTATGTTGTTTGAGTGTGACATTTCTATTTGTAATATATGCAATAGGAATGATATTGATATTTGTTTGGATTATAAAGGAGTGATATTTATGAATTTATTGTTAAATATAGTTGTTGTTGTTTTCGTTGGTTTGATTATGGATTATAGTTATACTCATTTACGAAATGAAAATAAAACCTTACGGAAAGATGTTGATAAACTACAATATCAGATGTTAACTTATGAAAATGGCGGAATTTTTGAAGAGTGTGATAAAAGATTAAAAGAATTTAATGAAATTATGTTTGGAAGTCCTCCATTAAAAAATAAAGTTGTTATTGTGAGAAGTATAAAAGATTATGATTATAGTGCGTATAGAAAAGATATTGACGCATTAAATGAATATCTAAAGGATGGTTGGAGCATTGTTAATCATGAAACAAATGAATTTGTACATACGTATATACTAGGTAAACCGCTTATATGGTGTAAAGAAAAGGGGGGTGATAATCATGATGAGTGAAAAATCGAAAGAACATAGAAACCAATGGTACCGAGATCATGTTAATAAATATTGCGTTTGTGTGAATAAAGAGGAAGTTGAAGTTGTTGACTATATTGAAGATTTATTGAAAAAGAAAAAGTTTAGTAAATACGTCAAAGGAAAAATTAAAGAAGATTTGAAAAAATAAAATAACATGATATTATTAATATGTAAGGAATAAAGATCGGAAATCAGACATGAATATCAGAATTACTCGCGGTGAAACGTGCTGATAACATAATTAGGTATAGTAATCTAGCTGGTAACACTTTAAACTTTACAACCTATATTTATGAAACCCTCGTAAAAGAGGGTTTTATTTTATGTTGACTTTACATTATTAATATCATATATTTATAAATAGAAGGGATGTGTAAATATGGAACGTGACGAATTAAGAAGTAAATTTACGGAAGTGTTAACAGTTGAAGATCAAGCGGAACGCTCAACCATGTTAAATGATATGCGCGCTGAAGTTGAAAAAAACTTTAAAGAATTAGATGATTTAAAAACTGAAAACACAAAATTAGTCGAAAAGAATAATTCTTTGACAGAGGCTAACAGTAAATTATTTATGCAAATTGGAGTTGAAAGTTCCGGAGATGAAAAACCGAAACATAAAAACCCAATGGATTTAAGAAAATTAGGCATTTAAAACGAAAGAGGTGATTATATATGCCAAGAACAACAGGGAAAGACGTTGCAAAAGCGATTCAAGAAGATTTAGGATTGGAAACACAACCAACAGGTCAGGAAGTCGCGAGTGCAATGTATAGAGTATCTTCTCCAAATTTCCAGTCTACAATTGGAGATCCTAATGAAGTTTCATCATTAGAATTTATGAATGGGTTATTAGAATATCCTGATAGCTTAGGTGTTGAGTTTATGAATTTAGCAACTCGAATTGGTCGAGTGATCGCACACCGAAATATTTTAACAAACAAGTTAGCTCCATTTAAAATGGAAAATATGGCTTTAGGCTATACAATGGAAGAATATTTTGTTGAGTGTGCAAAAGAGCATGCTTACGATCAAGCCGACGCGGAAAACACATTATTTAAACGTGAGTTGCCGGATATTAAAACAGCTTTTTATGTTGTTAACCGTAAGTCATATTACCCAGCAACAATTACAGATGATGATATGCGTAAGTATTTTGTCAGCTGGGACGGTGTAAATAGTTTGATTGCTCGTATTGTTGACTCTATGTATAATGGTGATAACAAAGATGATTATAACTATATGAAATCTGCTTTAGTTACACACTATGAAAATGGATTAATGAAAATCGTTAAAACAAGTGCTGTTACTGATACGGACACGGCTAAAGAGTTAGCTCGTAAAATTACAGAATATGTATCTTATTTAACAGAGCCAACAAATGAATATAACGCAATGGCAGTAACTAAACAAAATGACTATGAAGATATTTACGTTATTTTAAACGGAAAATCAAATAGTTATTTAAACATTGACTGGTTAGCGCAGACATTCCAGTTAGAGTTTGCAGAATTTAAAGCACACGTGTTAGTATTACCAACTTTACCTAGTACAACACAAGGAACAATTGAAGCGTTAGTTGTTGACAGTGAAATTTATAGAGTATTTGACCAGAAATATAGTGTAGGCGTTGCTTACAATGCGAAAGGCTTATACTGGAATTATTTCTTGCATCACTGGGAAGGTATTGCAACGTCTAGATTTGCAAACGCGATTGCGTTTGTTTCAGGTAATGTTGATGAAAAAGTTACAGCGATTTACGCCAACCCTACAGTTGTACAAGTTAAAAAAGGTGGTAGTGTAACAGTACCATTTACCGTACAGACTAGTGGTTTGAATGCTCCTATTAGTTTAACGGCAACATCAGGCGAGCCAACAATGGTTAGTGCAACGTTAACGGATGATTTAAGACACGTTACAATTAAAGGCTTAGAAGCGATTAAAACTGAAGGATTAACCACAGTAACAATTAAAGACACAAATTCGAAAGTTACATGTGATATTAAGGTTGTTTATAACGTGTAGTTGTGATATAATATCAGTGTCATGAGTAGGACATGACACCCCTCCTTTCTATTTAGGTAAATTGTAACTTAGGGAAAAAGAGTTATTAATTTAACTCTTTTTTCTTTTTTATTTAAAATTAGTTGAACATTCAACTATTTTTTATTATGATAGAAAAAAGAAAGAGGTGATTAAAATGAAAATTATTCTAGTGGCATTGGTTTTTAATGGTTTGGATCTTATTACTGGGATTGTTGGAGCAATTAAAGACGGCGAACAAATTAAGTCTAGTAAATTAAGAGATGGACTATTTAAAAAAGTTGGATTTGTATTCTGTTACGCATTAGGTGTATTAATTAATTACGCTGAAAATTTATTGACTTTACCTTTTGGGGTAGACCTAGTGCCTGTAATTTGTACTTATGCGGTTATTACAGAAGTTGTGAGTATTATTGAGAACATTTCTAAAGTTAACCCTGATATTTTACCGGACAAATTAAAAACTTTAATTGGATATAGTAAAGGAGGTGAGTAATATGGGTATTATTGATGATGGTAAACTACAAAATATTTTACCGAAATACAGTGAGTTAAAATTAAGTGGTATAAATCTCGCTCAACAATATGTCAGCGCATTTAATACGGGTATGAATATTTACCAATGTATTAACCAATTGCAAGGTTATATTGAATGGGTAATAAAAGCTGTGAATGATGTAGTGGTACAGTGGAATGAGATTGTAGACAAACAAATAAAATATGCTATAAACGAATCTGTGACCGCAAGTAAACAGGCTACCACACAACAATTTAATATTGAATGGGCTGAGAATAAAGCACAATTGGATGTAGAAATTAAAGGAATGGTTCAAGATCAGTTTAATATTGACTGGCAAGAACGAGAAAACGCAATCAACCTAAAAATAACTGGTGTTAGCAATGATTTATCAAATTTTAAAACGGAAACAGATACTAAATTTACTACGACAAAAGAAGAGTTAACGAGTCTTATTAATACAACAATTGATAATACGATTAATTCTATTTATCCTATTGGATCAGTGTACATTAGTTTAACTGAAACAAACCCTGGCACTTATTTAAAAGGAAATTGGGAACAATTTGGACAAGGTAGAACCTTAATTGGTGAAGGTACTGGTGATGATGGCAGTAATACTATGAACTTTACGGCAGGTAGCACTGGTGGCAATTATGAACATAATCATACTTATGGAATAAAATTAAATGACTATTATAGTAACATATCAAACTTAAATTTGCGTAATTCGGATGGCTCATGGCAAGGAGGTGTAAATGATGGTAGGCGAAACGGATATGTTAATAGCGCCTGTCAAGAAAACAATAAAGAAGTAAACTCACAAACATTTAAAATTGAGGCAAATACTTCAAACTCAAGAACTATGCATCCGTACATCACAGTATATTTTTGGAAACGTGTGAAATAGCAAGTATTTAATACTTGCTATTATTTCAAGGAGATCATAATGGAAAAAGTAAAATGTGAATTTTCGAGTATATATAAAATGAAAAAACCGGAAGATATTCCTTATAGCTTACCGGAAGGATTAAGTGTTTATTTTTATATCGAGTTTTATATGCAAGCTATGCACGTTTTAAAAGATATAGATTATGAACGCTATAATATATGTAAAGAGAAATTAAACGAGTTAACAATAATAGAGGAGGAATTAAATTTATGAAACCAGGTCAAAAGTTAGTCCATGATGGACATGAGGTTTGTTTATTTCCTATGGAAACAATGAACATCACGCAATGGTCAAGTCCACAAAGTTTATCACACTGCTGTGGACATCCATTTGATAATGCAATTAGTGGACAAACTAGAGTACCTGTGTATGCTCCTTTCAGTTGTCATCTTTCATATAGTGACAGTTCCGGAAATACACGTGCATATAGTTCAGATAATCCCGTACTAACACCAAACGGATTAAGCTATGTTACTGTAAGCTTTACACATGACCCTAACCCACCAACTGCAACAAGATACGCGCAAGGAGATTTAATTTATCACACAGGCACAGCGGGTATGGCAACGGGTGACCACTGTCATATAGACCAAACATTTACACAGAACGCTGGACTTGTTTACTATGGAGTTACATGTCAATATGGTAACCAATGTTACGCGCTAAGCGGTTCGGTGCTACCAACGGAAGTATTTTATGTTAACGATACAAATATTGTGAATGGTTACGGTCAAGCATGGAAAACATTTGAAGGTGGGCAACCACCAACACCAGAACCCATATACAAATACACTAAACATTATTTCATGTTAGACGGTTTAGGTATTGATTTTGGTTTTTATAAAACGAAAGAAGAAATACCACCCGAACCACCAACGCCGGTTGGTGAATGGTTTATTCCTGGTGATATTAATAATACTCGACCACTTACAGAAGATGAATCTAAACAAAATTGGGTTGCTTTTTGGCAGTTCTTTAAAGCGAGAGGTTGGACCGCAAACGCGGTTGCTGGTATATTGGGAAACTCCTATTTTGAAAGTACTGTTAACCCGAACCGCTGGGAGGGTGATATACCATTTGCACAACCGGTTGCCTCACGTGGTTATGGTTTAGTACAATGGACGCCGTGGACGAAAATAATTGACTGGCTAAAAGAAAAAGGATATTACCCGGATGTGTCAAAGTTTGGTGTAGGTGAGTGTGAAAGAATTCAATGGGAAATGGAAAATAACCAGCAGTGGATTGCTACAGCAACCTATCCCGAAAGTTTTGCAAGCTTTTCAAAATCCACCGCCGACCCATACACATTAGCGATTGAATTTCTAGCGAATTATGAAAGACCAGCTGACCCGAACCAGCCACAAAGAGGAACTAAGGCTCGTGAAATATATGACTACATAAAAGACAAATAAAATAGTTGATGTTTCAACTATTTTTATTTAAGATAAAATAAAAGGAGATGATTAAAATGAGTATAGGAGTTGTAAACAGTCAATTTACACCTCAAAGTAAAATTTATTTATTGAAAGGCTTAGAAATTGACGCAATGAATAATACATTTTGGGGTGCATTCGATACACCCGAAAAACAATTTAATTTTTTTATTGATAATTACGATCATATTGTTTTTGAAAATTATACGTATCAAAGAAAAGATGGTACGGTAGTCGTACCAGGTTTATATGATGATCTACGGTTATACAATTATTTGATTTATCAAAATGGTGATACAGGCAATAAGTCAAAATGGATTTACTGTTTTATTACAAGTTTAGGATATTTAAATGACAATGCCACAAGTATTAGCTTTGAAACAGATGTAATACAAACATGGCGTTTTGAAATCGAAAGTAACTTTATGGAGTCATACATCGCTTACGAACATAGACCACAATATTATGATAATGGTGATGGTGTACAACGACCTTGTATTAATACACAGCCCGAAAATATAGAGGTTGGTACAGATTTAATTTCAGATAAACAGTATTTAATAGACCCTAACCAAAATACTAGCTTTGCCGTTATAGGCATGACATGTGATATGTCCGGAATAGACAGCTACACAAACGCACAATTAGGGACACCATCTCAAGTTAACTATTATATATTCCCTTTTAATCGATATACGGGAACTGATATAACAACTTTAAAAATTTACAGTGTAAGCGGAGAAACTGTAACAATTTCGGGGTTATCAACCATTTTAGACGCGATACGAAAAAATGAAAAATTAGTTGGTAAGTGTGTTTCTATTGTTGTTACAAACTCAATCCCTGGTTTAGTAGTAGAAGATAGCCAAATTATTATAAAAAGAGAATGCTTTGAGGCTAGATTCGAAGGTGACTATCGGATGTTAACTTATAAAGCTAAGACCATGAATGACATGTTAGAAAATAATTTAAACGCATTCCCAAAAACACAGGTATATAATATACCGGCGTTTATTGGATTTAGTGCATTTACAAAATTGTATACATATCCATATAGTTATATCGTTATTAGCGATAATAATGGATCAACAAAAGCTTTTAAAAATGAATTATGGCAAGATATGAAAAACGCTCAATTTATTTGTGTGGGGTCACCCAACAGCTCAAAAATGAATATTATGCCATTAAATTATAAAGTAACAAAATCAAATGATTCTTATTCAAGTTTAATTAATTTAGATAATTCGTTTGAATCTCAGTATGAGACTAGCTTACCTATTATTAGTGATACCACCGCTTTAATGTTACAATCCTCGCGTAACTCAATGAACGTTGGATTATCTAATATTAGGCGATCAAATGAAACAAATTCAGCTATTGCCAGTGCAACCGGTAATGCATTGAGCGCACAAACAAGTTTACAAAATAACTTGAATCTAAGTGTAACCGCACGCAACACAAATTTAGCTAGTAATTTAAATGACCTCCAAAATAAATCAAATATGATCAATGCAAGTATAAGCGCAATTGGTGGATTAAGTGGTGGAATTGCCAGCGCGTTAACCGGTAATATTGGTGGTGCGGTTGGTAGTTTGGTTGGAGCTGGTTTAGGTATTGGACAAACCGCCATGCAAAATCAAATCAATACAAAACAAACTAACATGCAAAACGCAAACGCACTTGCAAATGCAAATGCACAAGCGAGTGCCAATAGTCAATCAACCGCAATCGGTAATCAATTAAGACAACTAACAACACAATACCAAAATCAAACGAATATTCAAAATGCTATGGATAGCTACAACGCGCGTATCCATGACGCGCAAGCAACGGCCGACAGTATTGTAACCGGCTCAAACGATCTAATGCGACAGATCGCACTAGATTTAAACACATTTGTATTATACGTTTATAGACCAACAGATGAATATAAACAGAAGCTAGAAAAAATATGGAACATGCGCGGATATGCTACAAATACAGTTGACTACCCTAATTTACGATCTAAAACATCATGGAATTATATACAGACCGTAAAATGTAATATTAAAGGTACAGGCATAGACCCGAGCGACTTGGAAAAAATTAAACGTGTGTTTGATAATGGTATTACACTATGGCACAATAAGAATGTTGGTGATTATTCACAAATAAATGGTGAAAGATACCAGTATACACAATGCGACAAGTTTGGAAACTATAAAGAAAAGAAAATACATTAATATAGAAAAGGTTGACGTTTCAACCTTTTTTATTTAACATATAATTAAAAGGAGATGATTAAAAATGGATTTATTAAATGATACGAGTTCTTTTACAGACTACTGTAGAAATGCGGTTGATGTTGCTACTATGAACAATGGAGAAGCGGATTTTATTTATTACACATATTTACAGATGTTAAGTTTAAATATGTTTAAATATAAAGGCTTGCCGGAGTCCATTAACACATTTTATTTAGAATACGTGTTGCAAACACGTGGTTACATTGGCTTTTATGAGGATGAAAGGCTAGGTTTGATATGTAGTGAAATCACACTAGGGGGTCGATTAAACCATTATACTTTACCAACAGAATACCATACGGTTTCCACAAGTCCACTTGTTAAAAAGACGTTAACAAGTGAAGAGTGCGTTGTTATGAAAAACAGTCCTTTATATGTTGGATTGTTTCCATACTTAAATTTTTATGCCAAAAAATTAGCATTAACAAGTAGAACTATGGACCAAAACTTAACTATGCAATGGACACCGTACATTATTACCGGTGACAGGCGAATGTTACAGCAATTTAAAGTTTTCATGAAAAAGATTTTACAAGGTGTGCAAACGATCTTTACATCAAAAGGATTTAGAACAGAGGATATTAATATTTTACAAACAAACGCACCTTTTATTGCCGACGAATTACACGGAATGAAACAAGCTATTTTAAGGGAGTGCATGACGTTCTTAGGCATTGAAAATGCGAATATGGATAAAAAAGAAAGATTAGTTTCGAATGAGGTCAACGCAAACAACCAACAGGTTATTGCGTCTAGAAATATTTGGTTAAGCGAACGTAAAAAAGCCATTGAAGAATTAAACAAAAAATTCAGGTTAAATGCGAGTGTAGAATTTGCTCCATATGAAGATTACGAAGAGATTATGAAATTACTTGAATTAGATTCAAACACAAGTATTAAAGATTTTAATATTAATAAAAATTTGGATGTTAAAGAAGGTGAAGAAAATGTTTAATAAATTAAAGGTTCCTAACTATTTGTTAACACTACAAAGTCCGGTGCTTGCTGAAAATACAGAAACAATTTGCGGTGTATGTCACAACCTGGCATTTACTGAGTTATTAGATAGTCAATATGAATTAAGCGACATGGAAGTTTTAGAGATCGCACGAAAAAAGATTTTTGATTTTAATTATCCTTTTTATGATGATCCCGAAAGACGTAAAGCATTGGAAACTGGAATTTTAAAGCATTTTTGGTTTGATGAAATCGGACAGGAAACATATGCATATTGGAAGTTTGAGTTGCAACATTGGTTTGAAATTAATATGGATAGATATTATACGTTGTTTAAAACTATTCCTTTTCAAGACCAGGACGACCCAACCGCAAACACAAACTACACGGAAACTTATACACGTGATAGTCGAGGTAACACACAAGCCAGTGGAGAAGATACGAGTATCGCTTTACAATCTGTAACTCCTGAAGGACGTATTGACATTGAAACAAACGACTATGTTAATAACATTGCTAAGACTATCACTAAGCCTAAAAGCGCGAATGACACAACAGGACATGAAGAATACAGCTTTACGCGTAAAGGTAATATTGGTATTCAAACGCTGGCGGAAGTGTTGCAAGGGTCAAGACGTGCGGTTATCACTATTGAAAGTGAGTTATACGCTGAATTACAAGAATATGGATTATTTTTTAATATTTTCTAGGAGGTAAAATTCATGGAAGAAAAAGAAGTAAAATTTGAAGAATTATCAGAAGAAGCTCAATCAGAGCTATCAAACGGAAAAGAAGAAGGTGAAGATGAATGTCATATTCAAGCTTAACAAATAAATATATTCCTGCTAGTGCAGATAACTATATGCGTGGTAGAGGTGGTTATAAAGTTTGCAAAATCACACCTCACCACATGGCTTGTCAGTGGAGCGCCGAAAGATGTGCTCAATCATTCCAAGTAAGTGGAAGAATGGCCAGTGCAAACTATTGCATCGGCTCAGATGGTACGATCGTTGCTAATGTTGACGAAGAGAATCGCGCATGGACTTCAAGCAACTACTACAACGATTGCCAAGCTATCACAATTGAAATTGCGAATGATAACACGAATACATGGACTATCTCATCAAAAGCTTGGAATGCATTAGTAAATCTATGCGTTGATATTTGTAAACGATATGGATTTAGATTGAATTACACTGGTAATGCGAATGGCAGTTTAACTGAACATAGAATGTTTGCAGCTACATCTTGTCCTGGTCCTTATTTGCATTCAAAAATGTCACAGTTAGCACTAGAAGTAAATGCTAGATTGGATGGTCAAACTGTAGCTCCAACACAACCAAGTACTCCAAACGCTCCAAGTGGCGAAAAGTATTCAGCAGGCTTACCAATTTGCACAAATACATTAAGCGTGAATTGCTATGGTACAGGTAAAGTTTATAAAGGCGATTGGAATGGTACGATTGGTAGAGTGATTAAAGGTGCCAAATATCCGTATCGTGTAGATCGTAATGGGGTAGCGATTGGATGGACAAATGATACAGGAATTGATACAGACCCTCATATTCCTGGAGGAAGTACTCAATCCGTTCAAACTGTTTTAAATTGTATTCCGTCAGATTTCAACAGAGAAAGTGCTACATTCTATCCAAATACAACTTTGAAAATCAGAAAAGCCCCAAGCTTAAAGGGTGTTGATACAGGGTTATATTATACAAATGGTATGCATGTTCAGTATGACGGCTTTGTTAAGCGCGAAGGTTATTGCTGGATTAGTTGGATTAGTGCGTCAACAGGTGAACGTAGATGGATGGCGTGCGGTGAACTTAACTCAAGAGGTTATAACACAAATCCATATGGAGTATTCAAATGACAAAAACAATTGATTGGTACAGCCCTACCAACATAAAGTCATACAACAAATTTTTAAATTTCATCATTGGGGGTCGTGGTATTGGTAAAACCTATGGTTTCAAAAAAGACTGTATAAGTCGTTACAAGAAAAAAGGAAAACAATTCCTTTATTTAAGAAGATATAAAACTGACTTAAAGAAAATTAAAACTTTTTTAAATGATCAGTTTGAAAATTTTAAAGATGATGAATTTAAAATAACAGGTGGTAGCAACTTTACCACCTTTTATATAAATGGTTGCGAAATGGGTTATGCAACATCCTTAACAGCCTTTGCAAGTTTAAAATCAACAAGTTATGTAGACATTGATACAATCATTGTTGACGAGTTTATACCCGAAAAGGCTGGATTTAATGCATACATTCCAAATGAAGTTGAAATTTTATTAAATATTATTGATTCTATCTTTCGTCAAAGAGAAGGACATGTTTATTTATTAGCAAACAACGCAAGTATCGTTAACCCGTATTTTAGCTATTTTGGTATCACACCCGACCCAAAGAAAGAGTTCAGCACATTTAAAGGTAATGAATCCGTAGAGCAAATTGTTGTACAAATATGTCACAATAAATATAAAAAAGGAAATCAAGAAAAATCCAAATTCCATAAACTTATAAGCGGAACGACATACGGAGAATATAACGCGGGTAAGTTTGCATATGATACAAATGACTTTATCAAAAAGAAAACACCGGAATGTGATTATTTATGCACACTATATTTTGAAGGTATTTATTATGGTACATGGGTTGATATGAATACAGGATATATTTACATTAACCAACAGATTAATAAGGAATACGGATATTGTTATTCCATAGGCAGTAACAACCGCGAGAATATGATGATCGCGAAATTATGGCGCAAAGATCAAAGACTCAATATGTTAATACGATCCTATCGTGATGGATGTGTTTATTATAACAACCAGGAAACAAAAAGAATATTAAGCTATATATTAAGTAAATATTAAAAGAGTGATATTAATTATCACTCTTTATTTTAATAAAATCTTTAAGATCGTGTTTATTGACAGTATATAAATAATAGCCATGATTAGCACCATATTTATTATAATACTTAATATACTCATCCCAAACGATTCTGTAGTCTGTAGAATGTAAAACAATTAAACCATCAAACATAAAATAAAATTCTAGTTCGATTTTAATCTCTTTGCCCATGTTTATCACCTCTTTAATTTTGGCAGTTAACAGCCAAACAAATAAATAAGCTCGTAAATGGCAACACACTCACCTTGATAAAACAACATTATTGTTCTATATGGCGGTCCCTTGTAAAATTCCATAAATACCACCTACCAATTCTCACCGTACATTTGAATAAAATAATTGTGGATGTATTCGTGTTTAACAACGCTAGACCTTAAAAGGTAGTATTGTCTATAACTTATCAATCCTTGATTATAATACGATTGAATTAAATTCTCACGCTCAGTATCACTAGTGATACCAAGCGTTCTATTTAACTCATTAATCAGACGACTAATACTAGTATAATTGTTCATAACTTATCCTTTCTTTACAATCCTACAAACTTCTTTAAGATTGTTATTGATATGCTCATTCAAATAAATATAATCAGAGTAATTTATTTCTTTATCATCATAAATTCTTTCACACATTGTGATACAAATATTTGTGTAATCACTTAAAGCTTGTAATACATTAGGTAGTTCGTGCCATCCTTGAATCTTTGCTATCACATCATTGTATTGTGTTTCCAATACTTCTTTATATTTTTCTTTAGTCATTTTGTTTTCCCTCTTTTCTTTACACTCATATTATAACACACCTATTCTAGAATACAAGTGTTTTTGTAATTTCACATAATCCACTACGTAGCCTGGCGGGTCATTGTTTCACGTGGAACATTTTGGTATGGTGTTCGATCACGTTGTGTTGTGTGGTGCGTGAGC